CACATCCATTAGTTTATGTTTGTCCATCCACCAAACTCATGTCCATCTTCAGTGCAGTTAATCCAAAGTTCTCCTAATACTCTACCGAACTTACCTCTACTATCTGATTCTGGACATCGACATTGAATTTCAATATCATCTCTGTCTGACAATATTGCCCAATGCACCCATGATTTGAGAGCTGCCGAGGATAACTTACCATAGATTTTTTCGTTCTTGTGTCTTGTTCTAGATTCTGGTGTGTCGATTCCGAGCAGACGGATTCTATTGCATATCCGTACATCAAACCCCAAATCAAAAACTGCATCAATAGTATCTCCATCGACAACTTTCTCTACTGCGGTTATGTTGTAAATAAACTCACAAGGATTTTCATTTATATATTCAGCCATACTTTAACTCCATTCAAATTCTAGTTGTCCTTTGGGCCCATCAGGCCATGAAACTTTACACACTCCTGCACCATAAGGTACATTGAAATATTTAAAGGCATCTCCTGTTTCTTTTTCGTGTCTTTCTGGAATCAAATACCAAGGCGTAGCATCAAGTCGCACTACATCCTGTTCAAACCTACTCCTAGAAACTTTTGCTCTATTATTTGAAGTTGATTCATTTTGATGTCCTCCTGCCATATTTCCTTTCTAAGTGTGGTGGCCAGTTCTTCTGTTCCCAAGCGACTGGCCGGAGTCGAAACTCTAACTCGGCTATACTCTACGCAGCAAGTGCGTAAGAGAATGCAGTATAATCGTCATTATTTGCGATTAGTTTATTCGATGTAGGTCATCACCCTCTTCCTTGCTCTCTGATACTTTCTTCCACAATCGAAACCTTTCATCCCCAGCAACGGAACACATAAATGATGATAGTGATTTTCATTCTTTCAAATATATGTACCTTTGGTGGAGATGCTCGTATCGAAACGAGGTCTTGTGTAAATATCCTCTCAGGTCATCACAATGGAATTCTCTATGAATATTTATATATCACGGATTTCAGGGGTTCCATCCATCTATCTTTTGTCTCTCTGAAAAGTAAAGGTTTTTCGTTCTCTACTGCCATGATAATTGTAATGTTGTTTATCGGAATTCCTGTTCGTTCCTCATACGCGTGAGCATAAAAAGCTCCTTGCATGAAGTAGGCATGACACATATCCCATGTCTTTATTTTTCTGGAAGTCTTATAATCAATCACTGCCAACTCATCATCGAACTCTGCAATTAAGTCTGTCCTTCCAGCTAATTTAAGTTCATCAGAATATAATGCTCCTTCAACACAATGAATATTGTTTATTCTATCAAGTAAAGGATTGATGGATTGAAACATTTCAATCTCGTTGGGCATCCTGCCGTCTAGAAATCCGTCTTCGTTTTTGATATAGGACTCACAGACAGAATGTACGCCGGTTCCCTGACGCGAGGCTTTGGTTGATATTCTGTTGGCCTCCACTTCTCCAACCCTTGCTCTCCACTTCTGTATACCAGCTTTGGAGAGGTTTGATAAAAGTGTGGTGATAGATATGTACTTATTCCCATCGGGTGTAACATAGTGCCTCTTTCCATCTATATTTTCAGTTTTCAATTCAAAGTCAAAAGGCTGACCTACATGATTAAATTTTTTCATAATATATTTTTCAGTTTAATGATGCCACGACATAGTTGCCCCCGCCTGTTTCTTCTTAATCTCTTTGAGTTTATCCGTCATCCATCCGGGCGGTTTTTTTGGATGCCCCGGCGATGCTATGTTATCATAGGCAAAGGAAGTCAGGCCAGGAACTTGTGTAATTTTTCCACCGCAAACAGGTGCTGCTCGGTGAAGTTGTTTATCACAAGGTTCTTCTGTAGGTTCAGTTCTTTTAGACATAGGTAGAAAATCTTCAAATTCATTTCCACACTTTTCACAGCGGTAATCATATGTTGGCATATTAAGAACTCTCTTTGGTGAACCTTATTCTGGCCTTTCTGGCTTTATTATAAAAAATATGAGTATCAATCTCTACTGTTCTCCGGCGTGGATTTGCCCATCTTGGACTACTGATATAGTCCGCATGATAATGGGTTGCTCCATCCGTTATATCTTTCAAGTCAGGAGTTGACAAGACATACTTAGCAATTTCCTCAGACTCTTTCCACATTGAACCACGCGTAGGTGGCTCATCATGTTTACCATCACAATACCAACTAAATTGACATCGATCTTTTACTGGAAATCCATTACTATAATGTCTCCCCTGTGTAATAACCTTACAAACGGTATTTGGATAATGATGTGATTTCACGCGATTCATAGTAACTTGTGCTACTGCTAATTTTCCAGCAGTAGATTCCATAGCTGCTTCAAAATATATATTTTTTGACATACACTCTAATTCTTCTGAATTCACCATTGGTACAACTGTAGTCTTTCCATTTGTAGTTATTTGTAATGGAGACATTATTGTTGCCTGTTTGTCAGATATTGGCGGAACCCAAATTTTATATGTGGAGCCCGAATTTAACGTAGTAGACCACAGCGTAATAAGCCCCACAAGGGTAATGAATATTTTCATATTCCTCTTTTGGTAGTGTTAATTTAAGTATGATAGCCACTTACTTAAACTTAAATAGGAGAGTTTCGGCCACGGCGGGGAGCTCTGGCGATGCTGCCAGTTTCCCATAATTTGGGGGAGTATAAGGAGTAATCAAAATCAGAGTACCATTCTATTCCATCTAGTGTAGTGGAAAATTTTGACATGGTACTATCCCAATCCATAGTAAATTGAAAATCATCTTCCTTAGCAAGAACAACCGAAACTTGTATCGGTACTCCGCCCTTCATTTCCAATTGCCGTAGTTCAGCTTCTACAGTTGTTTGTACATTATCTGTAGTAACCTTGGTTAAATTGACTATTCTCTCTTCTAAACTTTTTATCATGGTAATAAATTAGGAAAAGTTTCTTTTACTAAGTTAAAAGTTAACCCTCTGCATTTTAGTTTTTTATCCTTCACTTGCAGAAGAAGTTCTACTTCAGAAGGATGTATACCTTCTAAAATATCTGTAAATGCTTTTTCTCTTTTCATGTTAGTCAAATTTTTGGGGGATTGACCTTCAACAAACAAATACAACTTTCTAATATGAAAATGTAGATAAGTTGGATTTGGCTCGTTTGTGTCTCCTTGATATTTGACTATGGGGGGTGCCCCCGGCGGTAAGAGAAACTTTATATTTGGATCGAATGCTGCTTTTAAAATCTGTTGAAGTGCAAAGCAATCATATTTAAATAATAGTTCTTTCTTTTGTTTTTTGGTGCGTGCTGCTGCAATCTCACCAAAAACTCTTGGTAAACTAGTTGTCATAATTAAAACTCGTCAATTACATCCATAAGGTTCTTCAATCTTTTATCAACAAAATAATTTAGGAGCTGACTTCTATCACCAGCACCCTGAGAATCGTATTGATTTACTATATTTATACGAATTGATTCTGGAGTCTCCCTCAAATCAACCATTGTCTTGTTTCTATGGTAGTTTCTGAGCATGGCTTCATTACAAAATTCTTCTGGTTTTTTACCTCTCCATAGAGCCATTTTCTTCTTTGTCACAGGAGTTTGGCGTTTTCCTTCAGTTATAAGAGTATCATCGGAAGAAAGGATGTTAGGAACACCATCACCAGCATCACCCCTAATAGTCTTATCGTACAGAGATTCTACAGGATCACCCACTATAAACTTTTTCTGAAGTGGCGACCATTGTTTAACTCCTTGATACTTTTGTAACTGAATAAAGTCTTTATCACTAGAAAGTATCAGAATAGGATTTTCTTCACAATGGTCAACAAGAACACCGATAATGTCATCAGCCTCCGCAGTATCTACGTGCATGACTTTATATGGAAAGTATTTATTGAGATCTTCTCTCATTTCATGTAATAGTTCAAAGAGAGTTTTCCAATCCGTAATGTCATTCTCTCTATTTTTCCTACGATTTGCTTTGTACTCTGGAAATACTTCTTTTCTCCAATTATTCTTATCATCACAACAAATAACCATTTCTCCATAATCTTTTATAAATTTATTACGAAACATTCTGATTGAATTGAGTATTGTATGTCTTAATAGGTCTTCTTCTACAACTGGCTTACCTTTACTCACGGCCATGAAAGAACCAATCACAGTTTGGCTGTAATCAAGTAGTATCATTTTTCCCCATTTCTATTCTCATTTTGATTGACTCAAGAAACTGATTCCATTGATTCATTCGCATATCCCAATTGTAAAAAGTGTCAAAATATGTTTTTTGTAAACTCAACAAAACTTCTGTTTCATCTTTTCTATAAGACTCAATAGCCCTTCCAAGAATATGTGAATGAACCGCAATATGTTTCTCAGGGCCCGGCTCATATCCATACATCCAAGCAAAGTTGGCACAAGTCTCTGGAAGGGCACCAAGATTAGGACACACCACCATACACTTTGCACTCATAGCTTCAATTGCTGAAATACAAGAGGTTTCCATATAAACCGATGGATATGCCATGATATGATTTTTGGTAAGTTCTTCTCTAATCTGATCATTAGATACTGTACCATGATAATTGACACCATCCATTTCTTGAGCAGCTTTATATACATGGCGATATTGTTCATCCATGTGAGGACGGTCATATAGTTTAAAACTAGAAAAAATATTCAGTTCTGCTGATTGAACTTCTTCAGATTTATTGTTTTCTTTGAGATGTTTCCAAGTACCAAGTAAAACCTCTAGTCCACGATGAGGTGTACTCATATAGATACAAGAAATTTTGTCTTTGGGTTTTTCATGTTCTGGAATAGGTTCTATGGCGTGTTGAATAACAACACCATGATCATAAGGAAGGCCAAGATAAACTCCATATTGATACTGTTGCCAATTACTGACAAATATTACCTTTTCAAAGTCTAACATATTCTTATGTTCTTTAAGAAATGCGACTTCTGGATCTTGGGCGAGGTCATGAGCCCAAAACAATCTTGGTTTATCTTCTAATTTCCTTTTACGAGAAGCGACCCATTGAAAATAATTCTTTAGCTCTGGGTCAATACGAGAAAATAACCACTTCTGCATAAGTTCAGTACCACCTGCTGCTTTAGGGGTTTCTTCTGGAGCATAATCACTTTCACCGAAATCAATTTTTAATGTCATAATATCCTTTTTTTAATTTAATAAAATATCCTTTACCTCTATACCTTCAATCTTACCTTCTTGAACAAAACTTGAAATAGGAATCGGGGTAACAACATCATCTTCTCCTTTTTTAAAAAGAGAAAATTGGCCAACAATTTCTGCCGCATCATTGTGATTTAAATCATACACAAATGAAGTATCATCATCAGAACTCAAGATTAGTTTGGCTTCTCTGATTGCTGGTTTGTCTATACCCTCTCCACCTTCTGCGTCAGTTAGTCCTTGATCAAATCTTGCAATAATTGCGATAAGTCTTTTTAATAAATCGTTTTCCATACGTTCCTAAGAAGTTGTGTGTGATTGGTGACACCTTGGCTATCAGTTTTCATAGTTATGAGATGTACACTGGTTAAACAAACTAACTGAAGGACTACTTCATTTAGAGTGTGGAGAGAAAGCGTGTACTCTACGATTACCCACCAACCACACTTTAATCTTTATTATACCATATAAATATTTATCTGTCAAGAGAGGGCCAGGGCGCAAGAACCCTGCTTGACGCCCCCCTAAAGACTTGAATCAAATTGTTTATCGGTAAGGGCTTTAAGTTTCTTTTGATAGACTCTTACCGGCGCATTTCCATAACCCATAGTTCCATCTTCACCCCTATAATCTAACTCATTCATTTCTTTAGTCCAGACTGCGTTAATATCTGGATAGAATACCCCACACGACCGCTTAGGCGTGCCGTCTTCATAATAAGCAA